ATGCAGTAAGATGGAGTAGAATAATAAATACAAAGGATGATGATAGATATCCAAGAGGTGAAATTACGATATATAGAGCTGTTGATAATTCTGAATATGATGAAATTAGAGAAGGTGATTGGGTCACAACTGAAGAAGATTATGCTATTCAACATAATGATATGTATTTTGATGGTAAAGGTGTAATATTATCCATGGATGTAGATGGTCGAGATGTTTTAGTTTCACCAACTGGTAATTATGAAGAAGCAATTTATGCTCCATTAAAATATTCAATTGATATTAAAATATAAAAAATAAGATTATGATTAGTAAAGAAGCGATGATAGGAAACATCAATAATGAAATCGAAGTATTCAAAAAATGTATTGAAGAATTAGAATATCAAAAACAATTCATTAAAGATTTAAATGATGATGTCGAAAAAGATATAGATTGTTACATTGATGAGTATGAAGATGAAAAATTTTTGTATGCCACAGTAAAAAATCATAAATGTTACGTAGTGTTTTCTAGATATTCACATCTATATGAAAAGAATTTTATGTTATAATTTTTTTTATTTCATAATATGTTGTATATTTGTTTTTTAATCAAAATTAATATAATATGAATAAAGATAATAAGAATATAGAAGTTAATAACACAGATAAAAAATTACATATATCTGATGTCATGTTTAGGTTTATTGGTTTGATTCCACTTTTAGGTGGATTATTTTATTATCAATTTGGACAAGAAGATTGGTTTGAAAAACATATGTCAAAGTATATGGTGTGGATGATTTCTTCAAGTTTCATATCATGTCTTTTAATTTTAGGTTATATAGTGTTAAAAACTTAAACATAACGTAAATAATAAAATGTAAACACGAGAATACAATATTCAAAATTCAAAAGAGATGAAAGCACCAAAATCCGTAAATATATTAATTCAATGGATTGATGAAGATGATATTGAACATATAATTAAATTTGATGAGCACACATTAGAAGATGCTGAAACACTTATTGAACTGATGACTGGTAATATATGTGAAGCTGATTTAGAACCTTAACACATTAAAAAATTATGATAACAGTTAATAAATATGAAGTTCAAATTATTGAACATTTTGATAGTGAAGGAAATTCACTTGGTTTTTTAAACGAACACGAAAATTTAGATTTGCGTTGTCAAATTGCAGAACAACGATTGAGTGGGTATTATTTAATATTTAATGATCAAAAAATTCCAATTGAAACTAATGGTAGAATCTATGAATGGGAAATAGGTATGTATGATACATTAGAAAAATTACTTGCTAGATTATTCAATGCACAACGCGAACATCACGATTAAATATTTATAAAAAATGAAATATACAAAAAAATTTACAGTAGAAATAAAAATGAAGGAATTTCGCAAATTTGCGATTTCATTAGTTGACAATAAAAAACTTCATGAAGCAATAAAACATGAATTATATCAGTCTTGGAATGGTATAATTTATGGTGAATGGGGTGGTGCTGCAACAGATTGGACATATTGGTTTTATTATAATCTTTATAATGATGGAATCATTGAACAAACCCAACATTCAATTGATATTTATGGAAAATTTGAAAAAATAAAAGAATATGAATAAAGATCAAAATATAAATCGTTTAGAAAAATCACAATCAAATATAGATGATTTCGTCAATTCTTTACCATTTTCAGAATATCATGAATTTCACAAATGGGTAAAAAATGAAGGATGGTATGAAGTTAGTGAAGGAGAATATGACAATTTTAAAGTTCCTAATAGTTGTATAAGATTAACAATTTCAGAACTTTATATAGAATTCAAAAATAATAATTAAATTGACATTTTCCAATAATAAATAACCAGTAATTATGAAAGATAAAATAATCGAAATAACAGATAAATTAAAGTTAGAACAGATAACAACTGAAGAAGCACAAAAACAATTAGTTCATTTATTTGGTATTAGTAAAATGTTACGTAGATTAAATAACCATGCAAAACTAAATAGTTATCCAAGTGATAGTTTTAAGATAAAATTGAAAAATTTTATAAATAATTATTGCTAAATAGACTGTTTAAAATAAAATTGTATTATTTTTTTTATTTGATAAAATTGTTGTATATTTGTTATTATAAATTAAATATTATGAAAGTAAAAGAACTAATTAAATTATTAAAAAAAATGCCACAGGATTTAGAGGTTGCTGTTCGAGACCACGACCAAAGTGAAAATGAGCTAAGTTGTTTTATTAATAATGTAACGATAACTGATTTTTCAACCATAAAGCCAAATATGTGGGACATGGACGAGAAGGTTGTTGTGCTTTCTTCTTAATGTTTTATATCGGTTGCAAATATACAGCGGTTTTGGTAGAAAGTTTCAAATTAATTTTTTTGTTTGATAAAAATGTTGTATATTTGTTATTATAAGTATGTGTTGGTGGCTTAACTGTTACCTCCTCTTATGTAGCAAAGTAGGGTCTTAACACTACAAATAATTGTGCATAATGAAAACATCCACCAACATCACTTATAACGGCAATATGAAACGGTTGCCTTGTAGTTCGTTTCAAAATATAACTCAGTTTTCTGGCAACTGTTTTATATTGCGTATTATAGTCAGTTAATTAATATTTTTTATGTTTAATATTTGCGAATCATTAATAGAAATAAACGTTGAATTACTTAATACTATTAAAAGTTCAAAAATGGTAACACTTGATAATATGAATTTTAATCAGATTGAATGGTGTAAAAAAATAGGAATTATAAAAAACTTAAACCCTGATGTGGCAAAACAACTTAATATGTGTGCATTTTATGCTATTATAACACCAGAACTAATGTTGGAATTTGATTATCTTTAATTTGCTATAACGATTGCAAGTTGGAACTGAACGGAACACGAAAATAAATTATTAACCACAACAGCAGATTAGTTTTGTTCTAACTTGTTGTTATAAATCTGTAAAAATTATGGCAAAATTTATCGAAGAAGAAATAAAGTGTGATGGGTGTGGATGGGAAGGAAAAGAAAGTGAATTAGTAGTTGATTATTACGATGCTTATAATATGTCAAATCCGATAGCAGGTAGTTGTCCTGTGTGTGGCGCAGAGTGTGAATAATTTTTATTGGTTATAACGGCTGGTTGTATGAGAAGGTTTGCTTGTAGAAACTTTCAATTTACCACCAAACATTATAGCAAACTTTCTTATACACCTGGTTATACACAGTACGGGTTATTAAGGTGGAAATGTTGATACGAAGAAAGAATAAAAACTTTTTAAAAATGTGGGTGGGAAATTTAATTCTGAATATTTATATATATATACTAAAATATTATGAGTAAGGAAATGAGAGAGCAGATAAACAAGGTTAAGAATTGGAAACAATTCTTGAATGAAAATACATCAAGTGAACCAATAAAAACTTACGGTGATGTTAGTAGGGTTATTAAAAATGGTAAACGAGTCGTTATAACTAACCACTACGGAAACACAAGAACCTATTATATTGATGATAATGGTGTTCCAAGAGACCAACATAACCAATCTAACCCAAGTATTTTCATTGGATTTGATGAGGATAATACAGTTGAAATTGAACCAACATCAAGAGTGGAGATTTTTTAAAAAGTTTTTTACCCAGAACTATAATTGAAACACGAATGTAGTATTGTGTATAACGTTTGCAAATATGAGAAGTAAATCTTTTCATTAAAAAATTAGACAAAGTAAGATTTATTTCTTATATTTGTTGTTATATTTAGTTAAATAAAAATTATACTTATGATTGGGATATTATATAAAGATTATTCAAATGATTTTGTAAATTATGTTACTAGTTTAGTTAGACATAATGTAAAATTATCAGATTTACGACTTAAACAAGTTTGTAAAAAATGGGATATTGGAATACGAGATGATGGTAATGGTGGTTATTGGGTAAATGGTGAATGGGATAGTAATTTACAAAATCAAATAAACTTACTTATATCTCTTAGGAAATAATTTTTATTTAATTGAATATAACGTTTTGCAAATATGCTTAGTGCAAACGAAAACTCAAATTGAAACAACACAGTAATAATTAAATATTTTGAACGATGGACTTACAATATAAACTAACATTTGGAAAATTTAAAGGACACACACTACAAGATATTGCTGATAACAATAATTGGTATCTTGATATGATTGCTAAAGTTGAATGGCTGGTTAAGAAAATAAGAACGGAAATGAATAAGGATGATATTGCTTATTTACAAGCAGCACAAAATAAGCATCATAGCGAACAGGAAAAGAGATTTAATAACATGGTAGTCAGTTCTTATTTTCCAAGCAAAGGATGGAATAATGATGACTATTCCAATTATTGTGGTATTCATGGTGGGATGGATTAAAAAATATTTAATTATGGCAAAGTTAGCACAACAGTTAATTCGGATCAGTAACAGCATTAAGCATATTTGCTGTTATAGCATCGTTTTAATGTGCTATAACGGTTGCAAATAAAACATCGTTTTAATGTGTTTTATTTGTTGTTATACACAGTGCGAACTTAAAAAATAAAACTATGAATATATACAGACATAAAGAAAACAAAAAACTTTACACAATTGACCATTTGATTTTGGATATTAGACACCTAAACAGAAATGTGTTTGCTGGAATATATGCAGACCCATATAATTGGAAAGGAGAACAAATTAAATTCCAAAATCAAAACCACGATGAATGTAATTTTTTTGTTGAGCAGAACTTTGAAATAGTTGCACACACTTAGCATTGTGTATAACGTTCCGCAAGTATGTTTTAGTTTTTTAACCGATTAAAAAGAACAAATATGACACCAGAAAAAGAAATTGAAATAATTAGATGGATGAAAGATAATTATCCAACATTTGAAACAAATCCAACACAAATTTGGCAAATGGCACGTATGCTTAATGATTACCATGAAAGCGAGGTTAAAAAATTAAATATACTTGCTGTTAGTAGTCTGGTTTGCCCTAAATGCAAATCAGATGCAATAGCGGAATATCCAGATTACAAAGAGTGTAGAATATGTGGTAATGTTTGGTAGGGCAAACTTGCTACTAACGGTTACAGATATATGTAGTTTTTTCTTAATTAATAACAAAACTTAAATAATATGGATAAAGATAATAAGAACACAGAACTTGATAACACAGATAAAAAATTACATATATCTGATGTTAGTTGTAGTTCTATTAGTAGAGAAGATATTAACAAGCAAGCTTACCTTGTAATGTCTAATATAAACGCAACTAAAATAATGACAAACATAAGTGATAAAAACCACGAAACTTTGTTGAACTCGTTTTTCACATTACAAGGTATGTTCAATGAATATCTTAAACAGAATGGAGTTGATTAGAATTACAACTAACGGTACGGCGGTATGTTGTCGGTTTTTTACGGATTAATAACTAAAAACAATAATATGGAATTGAAAGATTTAGAAGAAATGTTCAAAATGGAACAGGAACTTGATATACCACATAGAGACAGGTGGTATAATAAAGATTTTGACAAACGTGAATTAGAAGCAGAGCAGTCAGTAAAAAACTGCAATATACCGCATGTTAGCAATTCGGTTTGCGAAATATGCGGAAAACCTGCCTTTAAGAGTGATAACCTATGCTTTGAACATTTAGTTTTTAACGTGCCGAAACCTAAGCAAACTGATTGCTAACGGTTACAGGTATGTTTTGAAGTTTAACGGATTAATAACTACAATATTATGAGAAAGTCAGAATTAAAACAATTAGAAAATAATGTAAAAACTGAGTTCATAAATGCAGGGAATGAACTTATTGGAAAAGATTTGAGATTAGTGGAAGAAGCTGTGCAGGCGACAGTTAAACTTTTAAATATACCTGTTGTTATGGTTTCCGTTTGCCCTATCTGTCAAATAGAGCATAACGGGGACAATGGATGGTGTAACGACTGCATTAATAGATATGATGCTCTAAGGGCAAATGAACCATAACGGTCTGGTATATATGCAGTACCCTTACACCGAACTCTAAAATTTAGTATAAACCTTAATAGGGTATTGCATATATACCTTGTTAGCAACAGTTATAATTATGGGATGTCATACGTGGTTTTTTAGACCAATTAAAGAAAACGAAATTGCAACAGATACTTGCGATTATTCAGATGAAATGTTTGGTGAAGATAGATACACCGACATAGATACACCACACGATTTATTTAGAATTGGTGGTTATCCTGATGATAAGTTGTTGTCACTTCAACAAACTATGGAATTTATTGAACGCAATAAAGAACGAATATCTTTTAGTGAAAATTGGGAAGAAAGGTTAAAGGAATTTTGGTCTAAAAATCCTGATGGTGTAATAGAGTTCGGGTAATTGTTGCTAACGGTTGGGTGTATGAGAAGGTTTGCTTGTAGAAACTTTCAAATTAACTACTACTGTTTATAGCAAACTTTCTTATACACCTTGTTATGCTCTCGTGCTGACATATTAACTGATAAACTTAATTTGAAACACGAAAGAAAAACAAAAAGAATTTTAGGGTGGATTTTTTAATTTTTAATATTTATATATAAAAGAAAAGACAAATGGAATTGAGAAAATTTATTGCAACAACAATAAGAGAATATCTTAATGAGAATATCATATCAAATATAAAATATGATGTTTTTCATGGAACTGATTATCATTTTGAAATATTTAATACAAAACGTAAAGTTAGTGGTTATGGATATTCTATGGGTGCTTACTTTTCTTCTTCGGAAAAGGAAGCAAAACGATATGGTAAAAAGGTGGAAAAATATACTTTACAATTTAATAAATTACTGGATTTAACATTTATAAATGAAGATGATAAGAATGGTAAGGAAAAATTTTTTAATTATATTAATAGCGAATTAAATATAATTTTACCAAATCAAAAATCTATGATATACTCAAACCCATATTTTGGTTATACTACATTAGAATCAATTGATAAAACATATCAACTTATACCATTATTAAAACGTAAAGGTTTTGATGGTATATCATTTAATGAAGGTAATGGTGTTACATTTGTAGTTTTTAATATTAATTCAATAAATAAATATGAAAAATAAGGTAAAAAAAGAAATTGATAATTTGGATGAAACAAATCCAGAAAATTTTATAAAATTATGTATGTTGAATATGAAAATGTCTAATGGATATGCGAGTATGATAGGAAGAACAACTGATGATAATTTTTATGTTTGTATGACTAAAATTTATAAAGATACGCATGAATATTTTAATGAACTATTATATAACAAATAGTTTAAAATATCGTTGGGAAAATTCTTTTTGTTTTTCATCACGAAACTCAAATTGGAACACTGAACTAAGGCATGGAGCATAACGTTTGCAAATATACAACGTTTTTTTGGTAGAAAGTTTCAATTTAATTTTTTTGTTTGATAAAAATGTTGTATATTTGTTGTTATAAATAGTTTGAGGTGGCTCCCTTAATAGCTACGGCTGACCGAAGACATCTGATAGAGCATAAACTATCTATACAGGGGCGAAACAAATTATTTATAACGGCTACGCATATACGCAGTAGCGGATTTGAAAAACAAAAGTTTAATTAACAATAAAAAATAAAATAGAAATGAAAAAGTTCAAAATTAGTACATCAGCCGCTATTGCCGTATATGCGATGTTAGTAGCTGTTATTTTTTGCGGTTGTAACCCACAGCCCCAAAATGGAAGCACTGAAACGAGTAATGGTGATTATGTAACGAAAGTTATTGATAGCTGTGAATATATTGAATACGACTATGGAATACTTGACCAACGAGTTTACAGCCTTACTCACAAAGGTAACTGTAAATTTTGTGCAGAACGTAGCAAAAAATAATTGCTACTAACGGTTGCAAATAAAACATCGTTTTAATGTGTTTTATTTTGCTGTTATAGCATCGTTTTAATGTGCTATAACGGTTGGGTATATATGCAATACCCATGCACCGAACTTTAAATTTTAATATAAACCTTAATAGGGTATTGCATATATACCTTGTTAGCAAATCGTAAAATTATGAGTAAGAACGTACAAGTTGTAAAAGTGAGTAAGTCAATTCTTAACTACTTTAAAATGTTGATGGATTTTGATAATGAATCACAAGAATATAGAGATGTAACTGAAAAGGAATTTAAAGAAGAGTTGACAAAAGCATTGAATTGTGGAATAGCAAATAAAGAAATTGAATGGGTTGAATAATTTTATGTTTGCTAACGTAAATATATAAGCAAGTTTTTGTAATCATTTAATAATAAAATAATTAACATATGAAAAAATTGGATTACTACGAAATTTGCAGACAAAAACTGAAGTATTTAAACTACTCTGAAAATACAATAAAAATTTATTTATTTTATATTTCTGAATTTTTAAATCAAATGTCGGGTATATATCCAACAAAATTGACATCTGTTGATTTTCAGAATTATTTGAATAATTACAAATTCACATCTATTTCACAACAAAATCAAATAATTAATTCAATTAGGTTTCTTTATAAATTTGGTTTAAATAAAAAATATGATAAAGTTTCTTTCATTCGACCAAAAAAAGAAAAGAAATTGCCACAGATAATCGAATCTGAATTTTTAAAGAATAAAATTGACCAAATTAAAAATTTGAAACACAAATCAATTATTTCACTAGGTTATTCGGTTGGAATGCGTGTTTCTGAAGTAATAAATCTTAAAATTGAAGATATTGATTCGAAAAGAATGATTATCAATATTAAAAATTCTAAAGGGAGAAAAGATAGAATTGTTCCATTATCACAGAATATTTTAGAACTTTTGCGGAATTATTATCAAGAATTTAAGCCAAAAGAATATTTATTTAATGGACAGAATTCATTACAATATTCTTCCGAAAGTTGTAATCAACTTGTGAAAAAATATATAGATCCAAAATATCATTTTCACTTACTACGACACTCATGTTTCACACATTTAATTGAAAATGGTACGGATTCCAGAATAATTCAAAAAATTGCAGGACATTCAAATATTAAAACAACTGAAATTTACATGCAAGTATCAAATGATGTTTTATCTAAAGTTAAACTTCCAATATAATTAAACTATTTTAAATGTTTTTCATATAATTGAATATGGAAATAAATAAATTATATCTTGGTGATTGTTTAGAAGTGATGAAGGATATTCCAGATAAAAGTATAGATTTTATATTATGTGATTTACCTTATGGTCAAACTGCACCAAAATGGGATAAGATAATAGATATTAAGGAATTGTGGAAACAATATAATAGAATTATAAAGAAAGATGGAACTATTGCTTTGTTTGCTTCACAACCATTTACTACTAAACTAATATCAAGTAATGAAAAAGACTTTAGATATTGTTGGTATTGGATTAAAAATCAGGGAACCAATTTCTTTCACGCTAAACGTATGCCTATTAGAAAAATTGAGGAAATTGTCATATTTAAAAAAGGTAAATATAATCCACAAATCACTGATGGACACATACCTACAAATTCAGCAAAAGGCTGCAGTAATGGTAAAGCATATCATGGCATAAATAAAAGAGATTATGATGGTGGTAGCACGACAAGATTTCCAACAAACATATTAGAATTTAAATGTGTTGATAATTATTCAAGATTACATAGTAGTGAAAAACCTATAGATTTACTAGAATATTTAATTAAAACATATACAAATGAAAATGATTTAGTGTTAGATAATTGTGCAGGAAGTTCTTCGACCGCAATTGCTTGTATTAACACAAAAAGAAATTGGATAATGATAGAAAAAGAACAAGAATATTATGATATTTCTTTAAATCGAATGAATAAAATCAAATAAAAACATTAAAATAATTTTTTATTTGATTTTATTTATTTATATTTGTGAATTATTAATAAACTATAAAATATGACAATTAAAGAAAGATGTGAATTGTTTTTAAGATATAAATATGAATATTATATTTTAAATCAAACCACCGTCAGTGATATTTATTTTGATAAATATGAAGCAGAATTACGTGCAACTAATGATCCATTAGCATTAGCAGTCGTTGATATTACAGATTTTCCATCATTAGAAGTTATAATATCATTAGGCTTAGATGTTGATAAAATAGCACCAGAACAAAAGGTTAAACGAGATGAAACAAAATATAAACATTGGACAAAAATGTTAAGTATTACTAAACTTCAAGTTAATGATGAAGAAAACATACCGTATAAAGAAATCGACAATTTTTTAAATAAGAAAAAAGTTGATTACTATGAATGTTCATGCAAATATGACGGCAACTCAATGGATTTATTATATTTAGATGGTGAATTAAGCCAAGCATTAACTCGTGGCGATGGTGAACAAGGCTTAGACAGATCCAAAAAAATGAAATTGATAGTTCCTAATAGAATACCAATGAAAGGTAGAGTCGAAATTCGTGGCGAAGTTGTTGTTTCTAGAAAGATTTGGAAAGATAAATATTTCATTGAAGGTGAAGTCAGTAATGAAAGAAATTGGGTTGGTGGTGCAATATCAAAAGAAGATTTTAATTTCAGAGAAATTAATGATTTAGTCTTTGTTGCATATTCCTTAGTTAAAATGGATCCATTAGAATATGTTACAGATACTATGAACGTGTTAAAATCTATGGGATTTAATAAAAATCATGAACCATTTTTAAGACATATCAAAACATCTGCAGATTTTGAGAAAATGTATTTTGATTTTAAAGAATATAGAGAAAATTGTGAATTTCTTTTAGATGGCATCGTTATTAAATATCCAGAAAATGTTAGATTGAAAATGCCAACGAAAACTAAATATCCTGCTTGGTCTTTAGCAGTTAAATTTGAAAGCGTTGAAGTCGAAACTAAAATCATTGATATTGAATGGACATTAGGTAAAAATGGCGACTTTAATGCTGTTGCAATATTGGAACCTGTAGAATTGTTAGGAACCATAGTTAAAAGAGCGAATTTAGCATCATTAGGTCTTATATATCAAAAGAAAACATATATTGGTGCTATAGTGTCACTTAAAAAAAGCGGTGAAATTATACCTATGATAACAGGTATTGTTGAACCATCAGAATTTGAAAAACAATACGATGAAGAAATTGAAAATTTTATAAAACTGCGATTAATATGATAAATGAAGAAATAGTAGAAAGAAATAAAAATATTGCAATATTCATGGAATTTGAATATAATAAAACGGATTCATTCGGAAATGATAATTATCGTTTACCATATGAATACCGAAATATATTTAATTGTTCACATTATGATAATTTACATTTTAATACATCTTATGATTGGCTTATGCCCGTAGTAGATAAAATTGAATCAATGATTTATTTTAGTATGGATATAACAGTTGAAATTGAACATAATTTTTGCACGATATTTGGTAATTTTTCTCCAATATTTATTGATGGTGAAACATTAAAATTAACGAAAAAAGAAGCCATATTTATGGCTGTCAGCGATTTTGCTAAACGATATAATGAAAGAACATTATGAAAACATATTTAAAAGAAAATATTTATATAAATGGGTTTGATGATATTGTTGAATTATATTATAAATCCGCAGACATTTGTATAGATTCAGGTAATTTTGCTATTTTATATGAGGGTAAAACATCTGATATTTCAGAAGAAATTGCTGAACAATATGCTAATAAAGGAGAATTATGTGAATATTATTGGAATGAACAATTAGATGATTATGACAGAAATATTTCAGCTAAAGAATCCATCCTGTCAGCCTGTTCAGAAGAATATTGTATAATTTATAAATCAGATGACTATGAATAGTGAACAAATGTTAGAAAATGCTTTATCACAAGATTTAATAGATATATTAAATCAATTGAAAGATATACAAACTGTAACAGATTTAAGATTTGATAAATTTATATCTGCAGATAATGAAAAATTGACTGTATCATTTTTTGGACATCAAGTCGGTGGTAGCTATGTTTATGATTATGAAGTCGCACCAAAATATGTCGAAGATATTAAATTTTGCACTAATAGAGAAACTAAATGGATTGATAGAAAAATTAGTGGAATAATGGGTTGTGATATATATTATTTTGATATTTATTATAAAAAAATCATAAACAATAACCCATATATACCTACTGGAAAATTACTTAGAGTTGTAAATTCGAATTTGGTTTATGTGCCAATATATGATAAACCAATTTTTTACACATGGTCATTATTATATACTTTACATAAAGAAATATTAGCAGATAAAACGACATTAGATGCTATTGATATAAATATAAAAAATGATATAATTTATATCGATAATATTGAAGTTTGTAAAATTGTTGAACATGAAAATGATATTTTTGATGGTCATCGACAAATTATACATGCTATATATGATTTATTAATTGATGATAGACATTTTAAAGAATTATTTTATGATAAATATAAACAACTTATAAACTTATTGTTGAAAAATAATAATTCAAAATTTTTATGTTCTAAAATATATGTTGATCGTTTTTATAATAATATTAAAAATTTAGTGGTAATAAAATTCGATAATGGTTTCGAATATTACAATATGGTTGATTGTTGGAGATTAATTTCTCAAAGAATAGATTTTGACCGATTCAATTTGATTGATAGATTAAATGAATATGAATCACAAAGAATTTTTGTAAATATATCACAGAATAAAATTGTTGAACTATATAATTATGCTGAATTACATAAAAGATGTAATATGGTTTATAATCATGAAATTTATATACCACATTATTATGATATTTGTGATTTCTTCCTGAAATCTGATACTGAATTGTCTGATGATGATAAAGAAATCATAATAAGTAAAATTCCAGATATATATCCAGATTTTCTAAAAAATATTAAAAAATTTTATCCTGAATTAATATATGCATTTGAAAAAATAAAACTATGAAATATACACTAATTAAAATGAATAACGAATTCATCATAGTTGATGATGATGTGATAAAAGAAAATTCATATGTTTATGATACTGAACAATTCACTATAAGACATTTGAAACATAAACATAATGAAACTGATTTTGATGTTAATATTTTGGCATCAACTCATTTACCAACATTATTTATAGATTTTAATGGATTTGAAAAAGATTTCGAATTTCATAAATCTTATGATATGGCGTATAAACATTGTAAAAAGGTGAAATCTAATTCAGGTTATTATGATTTTATTGATGGTTTTAATGCTGCTATGAAAATTAATGAAAAGAAATTCACATTAGATGATATGTTAAAAGCTTTTAATTATAGTGAATCATTAGAAACATCTGACAATTTTGATAGCTTTATTGATTCTATATCTAAACCAAAAATGTGGAACATTGATATAGAAATAAACACACACGAATCAATAAAAATTGTTAAACATGAAATTCATAACGATTCAAATTTATTAGATACTAATGATGATAATTTAGAACAATTTTTAATAAATAATGGTTTCGAAATTGATACATACTATGGAACTAATAAAAGATATGTGAAAACCATAACTGACTATCAAAATTTGTATGTTCGTATATATTCTGATGTGAATGAAATTGTCGATGTTGAGTATGAACATTTAGCTTTATCAGAATATGATAAATATTCTATTGTATCATTAGAAACAATAAATACAATTGAACAATTAAAAATGTTACTAAAAACACTATAAAAAATTCTAAAATATGAAAACGGATGATAAAAATAATATAGCTTATATTTTCGGTCAAGATATTATATCAGTAGGATATGATAGTTCAATTTGTGCTTATGGTAAGTATTATACAAATTTTGATGAACTTATATCAGATAAAAAATTGATTGATGAAAATCCTATTGCATTATTATATGTTTTAGAAAAAAATATACAAAATGATGATCAATAATTTTTTTATATCATAATATGTTGTATATTTGCAATATGAAATTTAATAAACTGTTCAAGTACATTTAATAGCGGTTGCAAACGACTATTATTAAGGAGAAATACCTGAAACCTCTGAACAGTTTATTTTTATTAAAAATTTTAAATAATAACAATTAAAAATAAGCATTATGATAGATAAAAATATTAAAAGATTTTGTGAATTGATTACGCAAATCAATAGAATATCTTACTATGGATGATGAAGAATTAAGAAGAACCGTTTTGCAAGAAAAAGAAGAACGAACCAAAGCATATAGTAAAAGTATTAAAGAAACAGAATTGAAAGCGGCACAAGATAAAGAAAATCAAGAAATTGAACAATATCTGAAATTGAAAGAAAAATATGAAGATTACCTAAATAGACAAGAAAGATATGATGATTAATACATACAAATTTGATCCAGAAAAACATGGTTATGAATCTATAATTAAATTTCCAGAATTAGATTATAATTATCCTATGATGGATGGTGTATGGTATGTTAAAATCATAGCATATTCTGATTATGGTTATTGGTATTCTGCGATAACCTTAAGTGTTGGTCCTGCAGGTGATGATAGAGTTAAAATATATTCAGGTGCTCATGATACAAGAGAATTAAATCCTGATAAACAGTGTAAAAATTTAACTGTTTATTGTGGTTTAATACCATCTGATGAATATGCTAAAGAATTGTTAATGACTTTATTTTCAACTACAAAAAATGATAGTGTTAAAACAGATGGACTTCAAAGATATGAAAGAAATTTAAATTTAGAAATGCGTAAAAAATTTAACAAATGATAGAAGAAAGTAAAGAAAAAGGAAATAATAAGCAAGTCATATCAGAAAGACCTGAAGTTGTGCCTGCGACACAAGGAAACATTGATATAGAAATGGATACAACATCAAATCAGATTTCTAGAGAACAATATATTATGGATATGTTGAATAATAATATTCATGTTGCAACTGAAACTATTGATGAACTATATAAAGAAATTGAAGAAGCATATAAATTACCAAATGATTGTTTAAATATTGAAATCGATGGTGAAATTTGCTATAATAGAGATCTTAAAATTGATATTATATCTGGTCATTTACATACAATTGGTTACATGGAATGTTTAAAACACACGTCTGAACTTATGATGGGTTTATTATATATGAATGAAGATGATTTTCAAAAATATTTGATAGAAGAAAATCAGATATTAGAAGAAAATGAAAAATATATGAATACTTTAATTAATGAAATTAAAAAATAATATAAACTATTATTAAATTTATAATATATAATATATTAGTTATAAAATTATTTAAAAAATAAAGTAAAGTATGAAAGATTTAAAACAATGGACTAATGAATTTTATTCAATAAATCCAAATGGCACAAAAGATGAATTAAAAAAATTCATTAGAGAAAAAGAAAATGAAAACGTTGAACAAAAATTCGAACAATATAAACAACGTGATTTGAGAGATGCTTCTGATAATTTGAAAATTGATAACGACAATTATTAAAAATATGGAAGTAATAACATTTAATGAACATAGATTTCAGGACATTCCCGAACAAGATAATCCAGCATTTGATACACATCGATGTTTTATGATATGTAAAACACCAGATGGTTTAAGATATTCAGTATTGTATATTGATCCTACAAATACTGATGATACTGTATGTAGAATTGCAGAATTTTTTGATTTTAATAATGCTCTGATATGGACAGATAGATATTTAAGATGCAATTAAAAAATATGTTAGAAAGAATTTTAGAAAATTATCCAGACGAAGAGTTTTTAAAAGCTGATGGGTTTGATGATGCGGTTATAGGATTTGATGTAAATTCAATGAACTTAATATATTCAATGTCTAAGTGTATAGATATACTTATGATGGATGAAAATATGGATGAAGAAGAAGCACTTGAATATTTTTATTTCAATGTGTCTGGTGCGTATGTTGGTGAAAAAACACCTATTTGGTGCGATGATATAATTTAAATTTTATGAAAAATAATAATACAAATATTGATAATTCTGAACAAAGACAATTTACAGCAACAGAAGGAAATGTAAGTATAATCGTTCCTGAATCTATGTTTTCAACAAAAAATTCAAGGATATTAGTTGAACTATTAAATGAAAAAGGATTCAATTTAGGAAGTGGACATGATACTGTTGAAATTAAAAAGATTTCTGATAATGAATATTCTTTAATAGCATCACCATATCCAGGACATGCAGATCAATATGTAAAATTTAATAGTGTAGAAAAATTAATAGTTAGACAATTTGTAGAACCATGGTTAGGAACTGTAACTTTAAAAACAATATCAGAAATAAAACAAACATTCTCAACATTAACAATATATGAAATTGTTGGTGCCGAAAATAAAGAATATCTTGGAGATTTCATTTATATCGAAAAAGAAAATGGTAGGATGTATGGAGGTGAACTTATAACACATATTGAAAAAGTAGCTTTGGATGAAATTGTGAAATACATTAATAAATAATACTGGTGTGGGAATAAATATTCAACAATGGCGAGACCTGAAATATGGTTCAAAGTCGGTGCCGAAATCCGAACATTCCTCACTGTGGGCGGGAGTTGAATTGCCAGTATTTTTTAAAAATAACTCAATTATCATATTTAAAAATTAATATATACATAAAAATAATGAAAAATAAAATGATTAAAAAAGCATTTAAATTTATTTCTTCTGACCAATATCAGAATTGTTTTGAAAATGGTCAAATCTATGATGTAAATTGTATAGAACAAGTTCCTTATTTCAATGGAGAACCTGTTTTATTAGAAACATCAAAAGTTCTGTATTCGGTAGAAGATATAGATGGTGATAGAATTATTTTTTATGAGCACGATTTTGTAAAGTGCTTCCAGGAAGTATAATTGGTATCATTTTTGATATTAGAAAATTAAAAAATATTTATGAAAAATATAGTTTTAATATTAGGATTCCTTTTTTTATCATTTAGCACAATTGGACAGACATTAATAAAAGATAAAAATGGCAAAAATGTAGATATTGTTGCCGAAATTAAAGAGACAAATCAACCTGTATTGGTTTGTTTTTTTGCAACATGGTGTAAACCATGTTTAAAAGAATTAAATGCTATAAATAACATCTATGATGAATTTTTAAAATATGATGTTAAAATAATAGCAATTGCTGTTGATAATAGTAGAAGTATAAATTCAGTTTTTCCTTTAGTTAATTCAATGGGATTGGAATTTGATGTTTATATTGATAATGATGCAGAATTTAAAAGAGAAATGAATGTTAATAATATCCCGCATTCATTTCTTTATTATAATAAGAAAGTTGTTTACCAACATCAATCTTATTTAGAGGGTGATGAAATAATTATTTTAGAGAAAGTTAAAAAACTCAAATAATAAATTAAACTTTTTCTAAATTTAATTGTATATACTAGATATAACTTAAATTTACTTACATTTTATGACATTAGAACAAAAATTCGAAGAAGCAACTGGATATAATTTTAATAAATTTTATACTGAACAAAAACCAAAATTGACTTGGTATCTATCTAATTGGACAAAATGTTTATCGACTGCAGAAGATTTTGCGGATGAGGCATTTATGAAAGCATTAAAAAGTATTGATTCATGGGATAGTAATATATCACAAATACAAACATGGATATATACTATAGCAATAAATTTTGTCAAGAAAGAATGGCAAGATAATCAAAAAAAGCAATTAGTGTCAATTGATAAACAATTAGCAAATGATGTAAATTTATCAATGTTTATACCAATAGATGATGATACATTAAAAGAGACCAGAGAAAAAGAATTACATAAAAAATCTAGCATTATAAAAAATGCCATATATAGTATGCCTGATAAACAGAGTAAATATAGAACAGTTTTGATTTTAAGAGAAATCGAAAATATGTCATATTCAGAAATATCAGAATATTTAAATATAAATCCATCTACAATTAAATCACAAATTAAAAAAGGTCGTGAAATAATTTGCAAAAAAGTTGAAAAAGAATTAAAATATATTGACGAAAACGGTTTAGTATGAAAATATCAGTTATATGTGCCAGTTATCTTGGAGATTATCTAGGTGCTGCAAAAAATAGAGAAAAAAAATATATTCGTGCAGTTAATTCTTTTATTAATCAGACATATGATAATAAAGAACTTATTATAGTATCTGATGGATGTGAAAAAACTAAAAAGATATATGAAGAAAATTGGACAAATAACAAAAACATAAAACTTGTTATGATACCAAAGCAATCAATATTATCTGGTAATGTTAGAAATGCAGGATTGATGTTAGCTGATGGTGATATTATAACATATTTAGATAATGATGATGTTATTGGTAAAACTCATCTACAAACCATAGTTGAACAATTTGATAAAGATTGGGTATACTATGACGATTATTTAGTTTTAGATAATACTTTTAAAAATTTTGAAAAAAGATGGGTCCAACCGAAATATGGTAAAATTGGAACATCATCAATATCTCATATGAATCCAAAGAATTGTGATTTGTTGAAAGATTTGAAATGGTCTGATGGTTATGGTCATGATTATATGTTTGTTTTAAGTCTTATACAGAGTGGAACAGAATTTAAAAAATTAAATAAAAATCCACAATATCTCGTGTGTCATTATAGAAACGCAGATTTTTAATATGACTGAAGAACAATTAAAGCAATGGTTTTGGAATAAATTTATATCGTGTTATTGTGTTAAACATGATGATTATCCTAATAGTATATTCATGATATATGATAAACAATTTCTAAGAAAAGTTGTTATCAATAATATTTTAGGTAAACCATTTGAATATCCAAAGGAAATTAAGGGTGTTTGTATATTTGAACAGGATTATAAAAATAATTATTTGTGGTGCAAATATGATGAAATATGGTCATTTTTAGATGATAATAATACATCTAACAACATTGATGTTCAATCACTTGTGAAGGGGTGGTTGTCCGAAGCGGATAAATTGAATATATTAACAACTACAATAGTTATGGAGTACCCAAAGGGTATGTTGTCCGAAGCGGATAAATTGAGTGTGTTAACAACCATCGGAGGTTCCTTCGACTTCGCTCAGGAATTGTCAGAAACGGATAAATTGAATGTATTAAAATAAAAAATAAAGATAATTATGAGAGTTGGAACAAATATATGTGGACATTGTGGTGATGAATATTACATTCAATATAGTGGTGAATATTGTTTAGACACACCAGAAGAATATTGTGATTCTAATTATTGTCCGAAATGTAAAAAAGCCATAATAGAAGCACTTGCAACTATATCAGTAAATTTTAAAAATAAGTTTGTTCCTATTGAAAATGCTTATGTTTTAGATGAAGATCTTAAAAATGTAAATTATGAATATATTTTAAAATTGGAAGATGATATTAAAATCAAAGAAAAAGAAGATATTGAAACAGAAAATATGTATTTTGATGAATGGGTAAAGAATGGTTCAATTCGTACGGATTATCCATATCAAGGTCCAAAATTACCAAATAGTTTATTTCCAATATGTAGAAGATGCTATACTTCATTATATAATTGGGAAACAAAAGAATGTTCAATATCAGGTCAAGTATCAGATACAATAGATTTCGGTTACCATACGGCTAAAAGAACTTTTTCGTATTTTTATTTTCCATCAAAAATTCAAGATATGAAAATAAGTGTTAATGTTAGATATGATATAATAAATAACCAAATAATTGGATATGCAAAATGATAGAAGAAAAATGGATTCCAGACGATTCTGAAATAAAAGAAATATTAGAATATTTAAAAGAAAATTATCCAATAAAAATTGGCACATTTAGAACCTTTGATGATTCAGAACAATTAAAATATTTCATAATAGATGAAAAACTTTATTATTTAGAAGGTTGGTTGTATAGTAAAACTACAACAAGAAAAAAATTATACTATCATATAATAGACGATTTATACAAATTTAAAACAGCATCAATAAATAAAGCAATGAAAATGTATTTACCATGATTATACCAATATCACAAAATGTATTAAAAATGTCAACTGGTAATGTTGATATACCTAATATTTCAAAAGAATTGTTGATTAAAATTATTCAACAATATGAAAATGAAACACTAAATTATTTCGATGAATTTTATATCAATGATGAAAATGAAAAAATGTCAATAAGTAGATTTGAAAAATTAATCGCCACATTGGATAAAAATTCTGAAGAATATTATAAATTGAAAACCACATATAAGTTTCAACGAAAATCTTACATTGATAAATCGCCTAAAAATGGTTATATTTACGATGATGATATTTATAAAATTTATACAATAAAAGATATTGCGTTTAACTTTGATCAGTTAATAATTGATAATGATGATCTGTTTGGTGAAATCACTTATTTTAATACTATACAAGGTAATGAAATGAAAAAATCAAGCAAATCATTATCAATTATTCCTGTTGTGTTTTATTTTGAAAATGGAACACATTATTATAATAATGTTGATAGTTTTAGAATTCGACATTTTCTTATTAAAGAAACTGATAATTAATTTTTTATTATCACAATAAATACTATATTTGTGAAAAATTAAAAATATGAAAAAAATAATTAGTAGTTTAATGTTAATCTTATTGAGTTCACTTATGTTTTCGCAAACAGAAACTCAATATACTACGAACTTCTTAGTTCAATCTATGATTTCTGAAATTGATGGCACATTAAATACCATACAAGATTTTGAAGGCTATAGAATCATTTATGTTGATGTTCCAAAAAAATATAATGATGTTGATGTAAAATCTAAATTAAATAGTTATACCTGTAACTTTTTAGATGTAAATTTACTAACAGATTCTATTAAAATTAAAAAGAGTTATTTCCTTATATATGTTGTCCAAAATATCATGAATGACGATTTTGAAGTTATAACTATTGAATATAATGTTAAAACCGATAAAATCATATTTACATATAAATATAATTTAGATTATATTTTGATTAATGTTGAATGGTAATAAAAAACAATAAATTATTTTATATATACTATAAAAATTATTTTATTATGAATATAACAGAAATTAATGAAGCAAATAAAATACAACCTAGAGAAGGTTTAGATAAAGAAATCATAGATTTCATCAAAGACGAATTAAAAAAATCAAAATTAAATCGTAAAGATATTTATTTTAAAATTAAAAAGAATTTTAAAAATGAAAAAGGTATAGACACATTATCAAAGACTATTATATCTAAAATAATGTCATTGAAATTAAATAAAGCTGAATACAAATCAGGTAAATCATATCTGAATTATTTTTGGTTAGGTAAAGATGCAAAAGAACCAACTGATGCTAAGTTAGTAAATATTAAAAAATTCAAAAATTTTAAGAATGATGATAAGAAAGATGATATTAAAAAACCATCTAAGATAGATAAATTTGCAGAATTTGATGAAAAAGAAGCTCAGAAAGCAAAAGGTGTTGCACAAGAAGATATGAAAAAAGATAAAAGAGGTGATTTAACTGATAGACAAATAGACTTCAATAAAGATTCAACAACACAATTATATATAAAACGTAAAAGTGTAGTATATAAAAAATACTGGGATGATATAAACGATGAGATAGAATCTAGACAAAAATAATTATTATTTATGAAAATACAAAAATTTGATGAAAAGTTCAATGATAAAGATATAAACCTCAAAAATGCTGAAATACAAAAATTAAAAACTATTTTAGAAAAATGTTGGGATGATGCTATTGATACCGTTTCTTATGATGAAGATGAAGGATATAATAGTTTAAGTTTTTCTTCTTATTGGGATCTTCATGGTGATGATATCATACTGAATTTTGGTATTTTAGAAAAAACAGAACAACATAATAATATAAGAGAAATTTTACCGCAAATGGTTAGGATTTCTAATAATTCACAGATAACACAACAAACAGCACAAAGAATAGTTGATACTTTTTCATCTGCAGAATTAAATGATTTCAAACGTTGGTTACAATTAATAAGTTAAATATGAAAACAAAATTTAAAGAATTTACATATAAAATACCAAAAATGGAGTTCAATAAATTTAGAAAAATTGATGGTTATCTTAGTACTGTGGCATTTAATGATTCAAAAGATTTAATTAATCATTTTTATAAATTTTATTTAGAATCTCAATATAAACCACAATTAGATATTTTATATTCTTATTATTTATATTTAATTTCAAAAGATGATTTAAAATTCATATCAAGACCAGATTTATCTTTGAAAAATTATAAAGATTATCCATTAGAATATTTTTTTCATTATTTGATGTTTGAAAAATTAAACCATTTAATAGATAAACGAGAAGATGTTAATTTTGTTGAAAAATCTTTCAGCGAATTGATTACTGTAAAAGCATTAACAGAAGATGATGATATAAATCATAAGATTGTTGAAGATTGGATTTTATCAGTTCCTATGAAGCCAGATTCAATAACAAGACAACATATCAGATTAGTTCAATGTATATATGGTAAAAGATTACAAAGATATCTAAATGATTATAAAAATAATTAATAAATATGATTACAAGTTGGTCTAAATTTAATGAAAGTGATGAAAGTGAAATTCAATTATTGAAAGATAAAATAATACGTTTAATAAAAACTCAGCCAGATAGAACTGTTGTTAATAATCCATTAAAAAGAAAAGATTTAATAAATAAAATAATTGATAATATTGTTAATTCAAATTTTGAAAATTTAGAATTGAAAATAGAAAAGAGTTATGATATAACACAAATAAAATTAATATATCTTACCAACAATATTTCTTCAGATTATATTTTTGTAACAAGAGAAATTTATAATGATATTAATAAATTAAAAACTATGATAAAAAATTAATTATCTTTTTCCAAAGATTTATTATTTTTAATTATAGCTCTGATTTTATGTTTCCTCAATATTATTTTAGATCTTAAAGTCCATTCATTTTTTTCTAACATTTCATTATTTATATAATATTCCATCTTCAGTTGCATAAAAAAAGCATCTAGACCTACCCCAAGCTTTAAATTCTGCTACAGAATTTAGATTATATGGTTTAGATATTGATATGTGGTCATCAAGTATTTTTATTGGACTATAATGCCATAATTTGACTTTTCCATCAATGATTGTTAATTTAGATAAATCTACTAAATATTTATCATTTGACACATTTTCTATAAACTTTTTATATTTTTTCATTTAAATATTGTTCCTCCAATTTTACAATTTTTTTCTAACCAATCAAAATCTTTATATGTTAATGATATATTAGTATAACATTCAAAATCACCTTTTATTATTTTAGGGCAACCTTCAAAAGAAGTTAATCTATTATAATCACAATTAAAATGACCTTCTATTATTTTAGGACAACCTATCAAAGAAGTTAAAAGATTATGAGAACAATTAAAATCACCTTCTATTTTTTCAGGACAACCTATTAAAGAAGTTAAATAATTATTACGACAAGAAAAATCGCCTTCAACTGTTTTAGGACAACCTTCCAAAGAAGTTAATTTATTATCATAACAATAAAAATATCCTTCAACACTTTCAGGACAACCTTCCAAATCTGTTAATTTATTATTGTAACAATAGAAACTACCTTCAATTATTTTAGGACAACCTATCAAATCTGTTAATTGATTACTCGCACAATTAAAATCGCCTTCAATTATTTCAGGACAACCTTTTAAAGATGTTAATTTATTATTTCCGCAAAATAAAGATCCTTCTATTTTTTCGGGACAACCTTCCATCGAAGTTAATCTATCATAAGAACATTTAAAAGATCCTTGAATTTCTTTTGGTCCACCGATTAAAGATGTTATGTTAGGACAAATAAAATTACCTTCAACTATTTCAGGACTACCTTCAAAATTCGTTCCATCCCATCTAATAATTAGATTAACATCCATTTTTTTATAATCTTTAACATTTAATTTAAGCCAAGAATCAATATCAGGATTTTTCTTTAAGAAATCATGAATATCTATTTCATTATCATATTTATCCATAAATTGTCTTGTTCTAAAATGAAATTGATATTTATCTTTAGGATTATTTTTAGAAATTAAAATTAAAAGTTCTCTACCAGGTTTATGATATAATTTAAAATATTTATCTGTTTTCTCCGTAGCAGTACACCAATCAGTTCCCTTGCCTAAAATACATGAATCTTTAAAATCTTTCGGAATATATAATTTATAATTTTCAAAATCTTCAATCAAATTATCTTCTTTGATTTCTTTCTTTGACATTATTTCTTCTGGTTTAAAATCAGATATTGTTTGTGATAGTTCACCCAAATTTTTAAAATTATTTATATTCCTTAAATTTAAAGGTAATTTATTCCTAACAGATTGCTTATCAAACAATTGAAGATATTCAGTGGCTTTATATAAATCCTCTAATTTTAAATTTTTATCATTATAAAGTTTTAAAAGCCATTTACAATATTTGCCAAGATAAAGTTCACCATCGATTAAAGATGTTGGATCAGATTTAACGATTTTTTGAAATATATCAAAAGCAATATCCTTATAATATTTGTTATAAATATCATTTAGATTTTCTTTGCGAATAAACTTTTCGTATGTTTTCAATATTTTCATATTGTTATATATTAAAATATACAATTAAAAAATAATAAACATTTAATATTATGTTGATATATAATTTTAATGATAAATAAATTTATAAAAAAATCTTCAATTAAGCATAATTATAAATATAATTATGATGATGTTATTTATATAGATAATAGGACAAAAGTTATTATAAAATGTCCAACTCATGGTGATTTTTCACAAACTCCCGAAAAACATTTAATGGGTCATGGCTGTCCTAAATGTTCTAAAAATAATAAAAAGACAACAGAAGAATATATAAAACAATGCAAAACAATACATGGTGATAAGTATGATTATGATGATGTTATTTATAATGGTGCTAAAAAATATATAATTATCATTTGCAAAAAGCATGGTAAATTTAAACAAATAGCATATCATCATTTAAATGGTTGTGGTTGTCCAAAATGCGCTAATAAAAATAAAGATGTTTCAACTATAATTCAAACATGTAATGATATTCATAATAATAAATATGATTATTCAAAAATGAAATATATTAATAATAGATTAAAAGTTAAAATAATTTGTCCTATACATGGAACATTTGAACAAAATTTAAGCAATCATATAGATAAAAAACAAGGTTGTCCTTATTGTAATGAAAGTCATGGTGAAAAATTTATAAACCATCAATTGAAAATACATAATATAAATTTCATAAGACAATTTAAATTTAATAATTGTAAAAATATTAGGAATTTGACTTTTGATTTTTATTTACCAGATATAAATACTTGCATAGAATTTAATGGCATTCAACATTATGAAACTGTGAAATATTTTGGCGGATTATTTAAATTAAAATATATTCAACATAATGACGAAATAAAAGAATCTTTTTGCAAACAAAATAATATAAAACTGATAAAAATAAAATATGATGAAAATATCTTAGAAAAATTAAATGATTTATGGAATACTACTTAGATGATATAGAATATTGTGAATGTATTGGTCAATTCAATGATGAATACGTCTATGATATTGAAATGAATGATGAAACTCATACTTTTATAGGCAACGATATATTAGTCCATAATAGCCTTTATATATCATTCACACCATTGATGCAATCTTGTGGATATGAAGGTGATGAATTAAAATTCATACTACACCTAAATGCTATACATATCAAAAATTTATTCAAAAATTTCTTAATCGAATATGCAAGTAGATATAATGTGAAAAGTATTCACGATTTTGAATTAGAAACTATAAATAAATCTGCACTTCACATTAAAAAGAAACATTACATCAACAATGTTGTGTGGGAAGATGGTGTTTTTCATGAAGATTTATCATATTTTTATCCAAAAGGTATTGAGATTGTCAAATCATCTACGCCATTATTTGTCAGAGATAATATTTGGGATTTCATAAAATATATGTTTAAGAATCCAGGTAATCTTGACATTAAAGAAATATTAAGGATTATTAAAGATGTTAAAAAACAATTTATGTTGGCTGATATTGAAGATATATCAATGACAACATCATGCACAAATTATGAGAATAAAGTTATTGATGATCAAAATACTTTAGAATGTGTTAAAGGTGCTCACTTTTCTATAAAGGCTGCAGCATTTCACAATTATCTTTTAAATCAAAATGATCAATTTAAAA